GCAATTTGAGGAAATTATTCGTCTTAAAGACAGTGATGAAGTCAAAGAAATGTTAGAGCCGTTCAATGCTGCAGTAAACAATCCGTCTTCAGCAGGTCGCATTGAAGTGAAAAACGTAGAAGTGGACGCGGAAGAACAAGCAGATGCTCCAGCGAAGAAAGCTCCACCTGCGAAGAAAGAAGCACTAGCTAAGAAACCTGCTCCAGCACCTAAGAAAAAAGTTAAGCTTGTAGTATTAGGTATGGAACACCCAGACGTAGTAAATTCTGATGAGTATGACTACGAAGAGCTTAAAGCGTGGGCGAAAGAAGCCACACCAGAAGAAGTGAAAGAGTTCTTAGCTGATACATTCCCACAAGCATTAGAACCGGTTGAAGTTCCTGACGATGAACCAGTCGCAGAAGAACCTAAAGCAAAACCTGCTCCGAAGCGAAAAGCGCCTGCAAAAAAAGAAGTTGAACCTAACGTGGTAGATACTTCTGGCGAAGAAGTTAGCGAAGAGTACGCAGCGGAAGCAACAAAACTAGCAGAAGGTTTAGATAACTTCGATGACTAGACAATAGTAAATTATTTGTTATACAATATCACACGGTGGTTTCAGAGCCACCGTGTTTTCAGATTAAGAGGTGAATAAAAATGACAATTCAAACTAATTTTATCTTTAGTATTCATAGTGTTGCATCTATTTGCAACTGCTTGCCAGCTTTTTCATTCACCTCGAGCAGAGTAAGATCTGACATTTGTAAGTAGGTGCAACATTATGAATACTTTCGAACATCTTTCTAAAATTCTACCTTCCAATGGCTTAAAAGTAATGGCAGTAATGGTGCAACGCACCGATTCAGAAGGAAACCCAATTTTTAAACCAGACGGTAAACCGTCTATTACAACAAAACATAAAACCTTTGGTTCGATTGAACAACTCGCAAAAGCAATCCAACTCAATGCGAAAAGTGGTAGACCATTGTACATGGCGCTGGGTGGATATGATCGTGAACGCAGTTTCATTGATAAAGAGTATGAAGGTCGCCAATACAAAGGCTTTTCTCGCAGTGCTGACTTTACTACGCACTTTAGATCGTTCTGGTTAGACTTGGACGTAGGCGAAGATAAAGCAGCAAGTGGTGAAGGTTACGCTACACAAGCAATCGCCATTGAAAAACTCTGGGAGTTCGTGAATGACTTAGATCTACCTGATCCAATGGTAGTTAATAGCGGGCGCGGTGTTCACGCATACTGGCCACTTGACAAAGATGTTGATGCCGCGAGTTGGTGGAAGTTAGCCAAAGTATTTGATGCAGTTATTAAACATTATGGTCTTCTTGCCGACCCAGCGTGTACCGCAGACAGAGCGCGTATTTTGCGTCCTATTGGTACGATTAATCACAAGAACGGACACAAGGTAGAGCTTATTAGCGACGCAGATAGTATTTCTTTTCTAGAGTTTGCAAACGCATTGAAGCCATATTATCTAGAACACAAAGCCGAGATTGAAGCGATTAAGATCAAGACAGTTGAGTACGTTAAGAAAGACCGTAGCGAATTCAAAGATGACAAACCTAAACACGCGAAGTACTTCTTGAAACGTTGTCAAGTAGGTCAATATATGCTGGTAGGTAAAGAAGCTGTCGCAGAGCCGGTGTGGCGTGGTGTGCTTGGTGTGATGAGATACTGTGAGAATGCAGAGAAACACATTGAGACTTTGCGCAAAATGAATAAAACACGTTTCCCTGATACTACGCGATTCGACGAAGACCGTACTGCAGAGAAACTACAACGTCTAGAAAGTATGGACGTAGGCCCAACAACGTGTTCTTATTTTAACCGCGAGTGCGGTAACTTGTGTGACGGTTGTCCTTACCTTTATGACGAAACATTAAAAACCCCTTTAAAACTTGCAGAGCATTATGAAGAAATCGAAATACCGCAATACAACTTGGAGATCGGAGCGTTGGAATACCCAGCAAGCTCAACGCCAACAGAAGAGACAAGCGAAAGCACAACTTCTGTATCAGACACAGTCGCAGAACAAGGCGGTGACGACAGCGATAGTAGCGGA